ACGAGCTTCATCCATCATTTTATACAAGTTCGTAATGTCATCATCTTTTTCACAAGTCATTATGGCTTTTTCAAACCATTTTTTATAAGCTCTAATAGCTTGTTCCAAGTTGTCATAGTGGTCTTTCTTAATTGTTTTCGTATCTTTTGCAAGTTCGAACCAAGTAATATGACCATAGTTATCGTTTGTTTCAAGGTGTGTATCTTTTGCAAGTTTGATAACAAGTCTGTTTTTATCGTTAAGTCCGATTTTAGCATTTGTTACAGTTTCAACATACATTTTGATAAGTGTTGCGTCTGTTTTCTTCAAACCGTGCAAGAGTTTTGAAAGCGGTGTTGAGTTACAACCTAACTTTGTTTCATAGTTGTCAATAAATTCTTCTAGAATACCTTGCACTGTTTCGTTGCGTGTCTTGTCATCTAATAGAATCTTGTCAACTTGTTTGCAAAGTTTTATCAATAATTCTTCACCAGTGTTTTTAACGTGTTTTGTCATCTTCTTATCCTTTTCGAAAAGGTGTAGCGACTCATTAAAAACGCTATAATAAAGCTCTATCGGTTAAGAATACCCCTTTACTGCCTGTTAAACGTGTTATAACTTAGCTTTTCGAATAATATTTTACAAGTCAATCTTGCTACATCTTAGAGGGTATTTTATAAGCTTTTTATACCGACTTTAAGAGGGTATGACTCCACATTATAAAAACACTCAACCGATTATTTATCATCATAATACCAACCTTGCGGAAGATAGCGACCTATCAATTACAACCAGCTTGCAAATAGCTATTGACCGCGGCTGATATCTAACCTATACCAACAAAAAAATGACTTGTCAACTATATAATTAGTCATATGACAAAAGTTATACTAACTATTACCAAAGTTATATAACTAGAACAGAATGAGAACAAACATAGAACGACAATAGAACTTGAAACTTCCTGCTACCACCCTACACAAAATTTTAGATACGCCCTAGAAACCGAAAAAAATCGCCTTAAAATTGATGTTCGCATATTGTTCTCAAATTGTTCGGGGTTTGTTCTAACTGCTTGTAATAGCTGTCAATAGTTTTTTGCAAGCTATCCACAGGCTGATGAAAATGGACAAAATTGACAAAATTTTCACAATCTGTCAACATTTGTCAACATTTGTCAACATTTGTGGCTGTTTTGTCTAATCTGATGCAACTGGACAAAATTTTGACAAATTGACAAAAGCTATAAAAAATTGACAAAAGTTGACAAAAGCTATAAAAATTGACAAAAGTTGACAAAAGTTGTCAAAGGGTGGTACGGGGGGACAGGGTTGTTGCAATTTATTCATATTACTCCTAAAAAATTTCTACCAAAAATTACGCCAATTTGAAAAAGCCTGTAACAATTGTAAAAATCTCTTGACAATTTGCAAAAAATCTCTTACAATTATTACAAATTCATAACGCACGGAGAACAATTTATGAAAATATTGTGGAAAGATTATAGAAAAATCGGACAAAGGTTTGTAACACAGTCTGCATTTTCTGAATTAAACTCTATTTCAGGCTATACACCTACTTTTACCACAGCTGATGAAGACCATGACGGCTTAATAAGCTTTTCAAAGCTCTTTCTCAGCTATTACAAGGACCCATCAGAGCAGCAATTTGTTGATGATGTCTTTGAAGGAGACTGGAGACACTGGAAAAACTTCAAAGAAAGCTCAGTAGCTGGTGAAATATACAAAACATTACGTCAACAAGCTGATGAAATGTTAGTTGGTGATGCTATGAAGAAGGTTCTTGACATTGCTTTTGACGATAATAACAAAAATAACTTACAAGCTCTTAAATTTATCATTGACGGTAAGACTTCTAAGACTAAAGAAAAGGTTGGCAGACCTAAGAAAGAGAAGAAAGAACCTGAAATAAACTCTAAAGACTTGTTAGCAGACATTCAGAGGCTTAAACAGTAATGGCATCACATGAAGAAACATTAGCAGAGGTACGTAGACTGGCTGAAGCAGATCTCATAACATTCGTAAAGCTGGTGGCACCATATAATGTAATGGGATCTTGTCATGAAGACCTGTGTAAGTTCTTAACAAATCCTGATGGAAAGAATTACAGACTTGTATTATATCCTCGTGCACACCGTAAAAGCTTCTATGCAGGTTGTTACGTAGCTTGGCAGATCGTAAAGAACCCTGCAATTGCTATAGTGTACTTATCAGCTACATCAGATTTAGCAGAAGCTCAATTAAGAATGATAAAGGGTATACTAGACTCACCAATTGTTAGAAGATATTGGCCAGATCTTATTAATATTGATGAAGGTAAACGTGAGAAATGGACTACTTCAGAGATTTGTGTAGACAGCCCTATAAGAAGAAGTGAAGGTACTCGTGATAGCACTGTTAAAGCTGGTGGTCTGACTACTAACATTACTGGTGCACATGCTGATTTAATTGTATTAGACGATATCGTGGTACCTAAGAACAACAATGAAGAAGGGCGTAGACAAGTTGAAGCACAGTATTCACAACTCCAATCAATTCTTAATCCTGGTGGTAGAATAATAGCTGTTGGAACTCGTTATCATCCTAAAGATATCTATGACACCATGCAGAACACTATGGAAGAGATCTTTGATGAGCATGGTGAAATTATTGGTAAAGAACCTCAATGGGATATATTACAGAAGTCTGTTGAAGAGAATGGTGAATTCCTCTGGAACAGAACTCGTAGAAAGGATGGTAAGTACTATGGCTTCGACTTCAAAGAACTTGCACGAATTAAAGCAGGTTATGTAGATAAGTCACAGTTCTATGCACAATACTATAATGATCCTAATGATGCTGGTAGTAGTCCTATCACACCTGATATGTTTATGTACTATAATCGAGAACATGTCTATACCAAAGCTGGTGTATATTATATCAAAGATAAACCACTGAATGTATACGCTGCTATAGACTTTGCATTTGCTTTATCACATCGTGCAGACAGTACTGCAATAGTTGTAGTAGGCATTGATAGTGATAATAACAGATATGTACTCGATATTGACCGATTCAAGACAGACCGTATACAAGATTACTACAGTCACATAATATCACTTCATAATAAATATAATTTAAAAAAACTCCGTGCAGAAGTGTCAGTGGCTCAACAAGTAATCGTTACAGCTCTTAAAGATAAGATGGCTGAGAATTCTGTGAGACTTGTCATAGAAGACTACAGACCTTTTGCAAAGAAAGAAGAGCGTGTATCGGCTGTCTTGAGACCGTTATACGAAGACCATAAAGTCTTTCACTACCGTGGTGGTAACTGTGAAATACTTGAAGAAGAACTTAAACAATTAAAGCCTGCACATGACGATGTGAAGAATGCTTTAGCAGATGCTTGTTCAATTGCTGTGGCTCCTAAGAGATGGGGTTATCAGAAATCTAACAATGCACCTAAACCCTTATCTAGATTTGGCGGCATCTAACGACACCGCTACAACATTTTGAAAGAGGAATTTAATTAAATGCCTAATACACTTGAAATATATAAACTACAAGAACCTGACAGTCTTGCTACAGCTATTGCTAACAAGTATGTTGCATGGGATAACTCTCGTGACAGATGGTATAGCAATGCAAGAGAGACTTTAGAGAACTTGTATGCAACTTCAACACACGATATCTTTAGTCAGTGTCATGACTGGGACAATAGTACTCACATCCCGAAGCTGACACAGATTAGAGATATGTTGATTACATATTATTTAGATGCTATGTTTGGTTTACCTGATTTCATTGATTGGGAACCATATGATTCAAGCTCTACAAACGTAGAAGTTAAGAATACTTTAAAGAATATTGCTAAACAGATGTTGAATGATTCAGAATTTAAACCGACTATTAGACAACTTGTAGAAGACTATGTTGACTATGGTAACGCATTTGCTACAGCTGTGCCATATCAGAAAGCACTTGGTACAGATTTGTTATATGCTGGTCCTAAAGCTTTTAGAATCGATCCTATGGACATCTTCTTTGATCCTCTTGCATCAAGCTTTGAACAAGCCCCTAAGATTATTAGAACTACGATGACCTTAGGTGAACTGATGCAGTCTGCAGAGCAGTTTACAGATGATGAGAACTTGTTCAATAAAGCTTTGAAGAAGGCTATGAAGAAACGTCATCAGATTTATAATACTATCGCTGCAAACAACAAAGATGCTATAGTTGATGACATGTGTCACATTGCGGGCTTTGATAGCTGGTCAACATACTATGCATCAGATGTAGTAGAACTGTTAACATTCTATGGAGATTTGTACGACTGTGATACAGGTAAACTACACAAGAAATGTCGTATTGTTGTAATGGATCGTGCTTATGTATTATTAGAAGAACCTATTAAAGACTATGGCTTTGGGTGTAACATCTTTAAAGCTGGTTGGAGAGATCGTAAAGATAACTTGTGGAGTATGTCACCATTAGATAATATCAAGGGTATGCAATACATGATTGACTTTTTGGAAAACAAGAGAGCAGATGTATTCAACTTCATCAGTAATCCTATGGTGGTAACACAAGGTGATGCTGAAATGCCTGAATATTTGTTCCCAGGTTGTCATATTGGTCTTGATGCAGATGCAACAATTCAATTCATTAAACCAGATGCAACTGCTCTACAAGCTGATTTCTATATTGACAGATACCTTACAGAGATGGAAGAGATGGCAGGTATGCCTAAAGAAGCTATGGGATTCAGAACACCTGGTGAAAAGACTGCATTCGAAGTATCACAACTTAATACAGCTGCTTCCAGATTGTTTAATGAGAAAGTTCACAAGTTTGAATTAGAAATGTTAGAGCCTCTTATTACACTTATGATAAGAATTTATATGTCTGATTCAAGCAGAATAATAACTGTAAAAAGAACTACTGAATATGGTGACGAAGTATTTGATGAATTAAGTTTAGAAGAACTAAAAGCCAATGGAAGATTTGTGGCAATCGGTTCTACAACTTATACAGAGAAGGCACAGATTGCACAAACATTATTACAATTATCTAATACAGCTTT